TTAATTGCTTTTGCGATAATTTGAATAACACGACGAATTAAACGATAAAGGGCAATTCTTTTAATCGAATTGAAAAGTTTTTGCAACTTACCCATTGATTTGTTGCCGTCTCTATCGCCTTTGCCACCCTCATCGCTACCCTCATCGGCTTCTTGATTAACGCTCTTTAACGCTTCTTTTGCCTGTTGGGCGTTAAGACCTAAACTTTGTAATAAAGCAATTTTTTCTTGCAAATCACGGTTGGCTTGTCCCATTGACATCATATTTGTAATTTGTTCGGCAGAAAAACCAAGACCTTTCAATCTTGCTTCGGTCATCGACAAACCCTCGTTAATTTCACCAATATTACTAGCGATTTGGGTTTTATCAAAGAACGGTGTTTTTATGCGTTCAATCAAACTTTCGTCAAAACTTGGAAAATTGATTTTTGGTTCGCCAAAACCTTGACCGCCATTAGTCATTAAATCAATGGCTTTGGCTTGTGCTTTCGCACTAACGCCTTTAACACCTTTTTCGGCTTCTTTGTTTAACGCTTTAAAAGCACTTACAACATCTTGCAAACCTTGACTTACATTGTCAAAACTAATCTTTGCAATATCTTCTAAATACTTTTTAGTAGTTTCAAGTTGTTTCCAATCTAATTTCTTGGCAGTATCTTCTAATTTTAGGAGGCTTTTTGAAAGACTGTTGATAGAGCGATTTGCTTTGCCACTATCAGCGTTAATTTCGATTGTAAGTGTATCATAATTAACATTAGCCATTTCGTTTAGCCTCCTTGTTTCTATTAGCACTTGCGATTAGTTGTTCTTTAAACTTTAACAACCTCGCTTGTCTTTCTTGTTCGGCAACTTCTAATCGTTCTTCTTCCGTCATTGTTATTGGTTTTGTAGGGAACGGAATTGGTTTTGTTCCCTTTTTAGCAAATGAATGAAGAATAGGCGAAACCGAACACAAAGCGATATATTCATAATATCCTTGTATCCATAGGTCATTATTTTTTCGTTTTTGCCTTATTTCGTCGGCTTTAAGGTAGTGTTTTAATCTTTGTGGGTCTTTATACCAATATTCATCATAAGACACGCCTATTGCCATAAAATAAGGACAAGCCTCGTTCAATATTTCCCCAATGGTCTTTTGGGGAGAAGTTTTTAATGCTTCTCCCACGCCAAGTTTTTTGAACTATCTTTGGACTTACCACCTTGTAAGAAGTTAAGTGCCTCCATATACATTTTGGTAAGTTCTTCAATCAATTTTTCGTTGTTGCCAATTCTAGCAACGACATCTTTGATTTCTTCGTCGGTCATTTGTGGGTGGTGCATAATAAACGCACCGCCAATTAGACCTAATAAAGTTGAAATTGGTTTCTTTTCCATTTGTGTAATGTCGAAACCTCTTTCTTCCATTTTGGCGATAGCGAATAGGTTATATTCCAATTCATATCTTTCGTTGTCTTCGCCTTTGATTACGATACTAGCCATTTCTAGTTCCTCCAAATTAAGTTATTAAGCAAATGCGACTTCGCTTGAAAGCGTGACAGTAATTTGCATTTCACGAACTTCGTTGACACCTTTGCCAAGTAATGTTGCACTAACAAAACCTTTGAAAGTGAATTTACCCTCGTGTCCGTCAGGGTCGCCATTGCTATCAGCACCAAACCAAACGCCTAAACTTTGTTCAACGCCTTTTAATGCTTCGATAGAACTAAAATCGGCTTTGGTATAGTTGGCGGTAAAGGTCTTGCTTTCGCCACTTTGTAAACCCTCAATAAAGGTTCTAGCGTGGTCGCTTAAAGTGGTTGTTTCAAGTGTTTCGGGTGCGTCCATTAAATCAGGATAGTCTTTAATATCGACTAATTTAGTTTCGCTACCACTAGCACCTACCATTAAGAATGTATCAATTGTTGATGTAGCCATTTTCACTACCTCCTATAAACTTTTAAGTCTTTACCTACAACGCCCTCGTATCTTGCGATAATGCGGTATAGGGTTTCGTTTTGGTCTTGCATTGGCGTTGCACTAACACGCACATAGCCAACACTTTTCATAAGGTTGTCAGCGACCTCTAACAACTTCCAAGCACTTGTCATTTTGGTATTGCCTTTTGTATAGACATTGATTTCGTATGCCATATCGACAAAGTTTTCAATGTCGCTACTATCAATACCTTGTTCGTAAACATCATTTAATACCATTTCGATACTTACAAACGGATAAGAACTTGGGCTATTTGTATATACGCTAGAAGTTTTTACGCTACTATCGTATCTTTGCAAGGCGGTAGTAATGCGTGTAAACATTTCGCTTGAATTGTTAATCATTTTGCTATCCTCCTTGCTATTTCTTTTCTTACGCCACTACGGACACCACGATACAAGGCACGAATAGGTCTTATACCGTATGTCTTGACATAAGCATTTCCGTCTTTACTAATTCGCCAAATACTATCGTCAACCGCCACACGACCATTGTAGGTTCGGTAAACCCAATAATCGTTTTGACCTTGACTTCCACCATAGTTTTTACCGTTAAGAACCGTCATATAGTAAGTGCCATATCCTTGTTTACCTAGTAAAGATGAATGATACATACCTAAATCGACAATTCCCCACGGTCTAGGTGCTACTTCTTTTAAATGTAAATGGTTATCAACAAATTTGAAGCCATTACCGAGCATTAACCTTGAATAAGTGGTCTCGCCTCTTGTGATTTCTAATTCTTTTTGTGCGTTCATAATGCCTGCACCAAATTCGATAAATAGAACTTGATTGCCACGACATTCAATAGCACAAGACTTACCCCAAGAGAAACTACTTACTTGAACAAATGGGTCATCGGCAGGGACTTCGGGTATTGCTTTATTGAAATTCGCTCTTGTGCTTCTTTCAACACTTTTGGCAATATCACGAATTAACCCCTCCTCTAAATCTTTGACCTTTTTATTTAAGTTAGAAACGATTTGACGACTACTAGCCATAACTATTCATTCCTAACTTTTTTTAGCAATACGACAACTTCGTTTAATGTATCCCTAATTCGAGCAACCCTATAATCATATAAAGGTTGGTCGTTTTCATCGTATTCGGGTTTTTTTGTCAATGAAGAACACCGTATTTTCGGTAAACGCTAGTTTTTCAAACAAATATTTGGTTAGAACGAATGATTTATCGTATTCAATACTTACACCATTGCTATCAATATAAGATGAACCACTAGCACCGCTAATGTGGGTATCAAACTCGATTTCAGCACCATAATTTATTTTACTTTCGCCCGTTTCATACCCTTGTTCGTCAACGATACTTTCTTTACCCAAATAGTTAAGGGCTACAAATGGTCTTTTATTTATCGCAAGATTTCTCATAACACACTTGCGTAAGGCACAACTTCAAGCATAATTTCATCTTTTGTTCGCCAAGAACGGCTAACGCCATTTTCATTATGCGATTTTTGACCCTCCGCACCTCTTTCGTTAAATAAGCATATTGCTAATTCGATTTGTAGTTGTTCGTATTTTGGTTCGATTTCTTGGTCGTCTTCATAACCAAACGGAAATCTTTTATTTAAAATCATCGACTGTGCTTTACGGAGATAAACACCTAATAAACTAGGTTTATATTCTTCGCCAAGCATAACTTGCATTTGCTCGATTTTTTCATCGTTAGTCATAGATGTTTACCTCCTTTTTTAAAGCAATCAATTAGAGTGTGTAGTCGATAGCACAGAATGGAATATTCTTTGCTTCAACGGAGTGTCCTTGTCCGTCATTAACGACTTCCCAAGAAGCACCTGTTTCAAGAACGGCATTAGAAATCTTTAATGCACTTGGTTTCTTGAATGAAACACCCTCTGGTGCAAGATAGAATTTAATGCGGGAAATGAGTGATGTTTCGCCACCATTCTTCTTACCATTGCGTTCCATTTCGACTGGGACTAGAACTGGTAAGTCGCCACGAGCAAATGCTCTTTCGCCAAGAATGTATGTGCGATAGGTTTTGGTTGTGGCTTCATAGTAATTGCTAATGTCGGCAACATCAGGAGTTTCGACTTTGACATATTCGCCGTCAACTAATTCGTAATAGGTCTTGCTTGCGTCAATAGCAACATCGCTTGTTTTTGCGTAGTTTTGAACAACTGGGCATTGGTCGTTAACAACAACATAGCGACCATTCCAATAAGCAAGGTTAGTTGGAATTTGTAAACCGTCGGCACGATTTTGCATAACAAAGGTAAGTTTTTCGGTTTTTTCGAGTTCTTTTGCGATAACGGAGTGCATAAAGACAACTCTAAATAAATCAGCATTGTCGCCACCGATTTCACGAATTGCGTCGATGATGTCGGTTGAAGCAACTGCGGACTTGGTAATAATGCTACCTGCTAATGCACTTGCAAAGATACCTTTTAAAACGGATAAAAGTTTCTTTTGAGATTGTTTTTGCCAATAACGAGCGACTTGTTCGGCAACTTGAACCATAAAATCTTTACCTGTTAAAGAATATGTGAAGTCTTTTTCGGTAAATGATTTACCCATTTCGATAGCGACGATACCTTGTGAATAGGTATTTAATTCGCCGTCGTCAATGTTGGTAGCACCGTCTAAATCAACGGCGTCGCCACTTAAAAGACCTGTAATTGGTCTAACGGCATAGTTTCCGCCAACTTGGGCTGGGAATTTTGCAGAGATTTCTTCATCTTCATAGAAAACGCCTGCTTCGATGAGTGATGTTTTAATTGGGTCGGCTACTTGTCTTGTATAAGCAAGAAAGACCTCATCGTTCCAATTTTTCAAATCAAATTGTTTCATAAATCAATGTTCCTCCTATGTGATTTGATAGATTTTCAAGAGGACACTTACTTAATAAGTTCGTTATATAGGGCTGGGTCGGTTTCTTTTAGTTGGTTCATTTGTTCCATACTAATTCGACCTGCCTTGAAGTCCTCTTTGGTATAGGTAGCACCATTGCCACCGCCACCTTTGATGTTAGGGTTATCTTTCATAAGTTCCTTTTTAAGTTTTTCATCGTGCGATTTTAGGAAACTTGCGTGTAAATCACTAACATCTTTTCCCTCTAATTCGCCCTCTGCTACTTGTCTAGCAACTTCTTCGGCATAACCTAATTTGATGTATTTAGCGGTTTTTTCGCTTACGGACTTTTCTTTTTTAAGAGTGGCGATTTCGTTTTGAAGTTCCTTGTATTCAAGTTGCTTCTTTTCCTCATCGGTCATTCTTTGTTTTTCTTTGTCTTTGTAAGTAGCGATTTCGCTAGAATACTTATCGACTAGACCTTTGTTAGTCTTGGCTTCACTTTCAAACTTATTTTTTTCGGCTTCTAATTCGCCTTGTTTTTTAGTGATTGCCTCGAACACTTGGTCGTCAGTCATTCCCTCGACATATTTAATGCCAAGTTTTTCAATTTGTTCTTTTGTCATAAGAACTAAAACCTCCTGCGTTTTTTTTGAATAGGTTTTCTCTAACCTATATGTGCGTTTAATTTGTATCCCTCATTTCTCTATGAGGCATAAAAAAAGACCACTAAAAAAGCGGTAAATTACCCTACGGAATGAAATTAAATTCCAAACCGCTTTTTCTAGTAGTCCCTTTTGACCTAAATTGTTTGTCCCTATTATTCGCTAATAGGCATTTTTGAACGAACCTTGCGGTATTCCTCAACGATTACCACTTGATTTCGTTCTTTCTTTATGTGAATTTCGTGTCCTCTATTTAGACCCTCACATATCACTTGTATATCTTCAAGCGAGAAGTCTTTAACTTTGACCGCCATTGACGATTTCCTCGCTTTCTTTTTTCATTTTTTCATAATAGTCTTTTGACATCGTAAACGCTTCTTCACTATTTGGGAATAAACCACAAACTTGGAACGCTAATTGCGGTGCGACTTTATCATTTTTAAGTAATAAGTCTAACACTTGTGCTTTTTGCCATAAGTTTTCGTAATTTCTACGGGTAAACTTGATGTCAATTTCATTAAGTTTCAAATCGACCTTGTTTTCGGTCATTGTTTTTGCGATGTATAATGCGACTTTTAAGAATTGCTCTTCGCTTGTTCTAAACATAACTTCGGTTTCGCTTGCCCTTGCGTCAGCACCTTGCCAACCGTTTTTAAGGATAACCGCACCGTTGTTTGAACTATCGCTAGTTGTTCCGTCGCTTTGACTTGGCATACCAACGATTTTAAGAACGATGTTATACATATAGTCAACAAGCGTTTGAACTTGTGTTTGATTAAGTTCTTGCGTTAGATACGAAACACTTGCAGGCAATTCTTTGCTACCGTCTTTAATTTTGATAGCACCTAATACTTTAAGTTTTTTAATATCGTCTTCGTTAATATCGAAGTTTTTGAATACCATTAATGCTTGGATAAATTCTTCTAAACCGTCCAAACGATTACTTGCGACTTTGTTAATGCTATCAAGTAAATCAATAACTTGTTCAAAATCGCCAATTCTTTCTTCGTTTAGTGGATATTCGATAAGTGGTATTCTTCCGTAAGTGTGTGATTTTACTTTGGTAACAACGCCACCGACAACTTCAAAAAATAATTTGTCCGTATATGCTTGAACTCGAACCTTTAAGTTGCCGACTTCAT